AAGATGCCCCACGTTTGTATGACACTATAGTCTGCCGTTTTCTTAGTAGAGAATGCTGTGTCATAGGTCTGGATAATAAATTCACATTGCGGCGGGTCTTCATACTCCCACCACTCAAACCAGTTCTTCTTGATAATACCACCTTCGTCTGGCGAGGGGTTCTGCATATATAGCGCATCCCAGTATCTACTCCCATTACTTGCTCGTATCTCTTGTTCATCTAGCTTCAATACTGAGTCTGGCTTCCACTCTGGAAAGTATGATGAGCCTTCAGGTAAACCCAGTAAGTCTGCTGCAGTCTCGTCCAGCCATGCAGGGATGCTGATTACTTCCCATGGCTCTGTAGTAAACTCCGACTCCTGCTTAAGCAGCCAGCCACACAAGTCATCAAAGTGGTAGCGTGTATTAATAATAATGATTGCACCATTCGGCATCAGTCGAGTACGTAAACCAGAAGGCCACCACTCCTTAATATACCTGCGGCCTGCTTCACTAAAGCTGTCTTCTTCTGACATAACATCATCTAGTAAAGCTAGGTGTGCGCCACGACCCGCAATCTGTGACCGCACACCTGCTGCATAGTAGGAGCCATTGTGATTTGTCTTCCACTTACCTGCTGCCTTAACGTCTGACCGCAGGGACACACCCTTAAAGATACGCTGGAAGTCCTCTGTGTTTACAATATCCCTGACGCTACGTCCAAAGTCACTAGCCAGTTGGTCGCTGTGAGACACAGACATAATCTCGTGGTTAGGTTCACGGCCTATATACCACGCAGGAAATATCTTACTGGTAATAAGAGACTTACTTGAGCGTGGTGGCAGAAAGACCATAAGTCTTTTTATCTCACCATCAGCTACCTTCTGTAGTCTATCACACAATAGCTCAATGTGTCTTCCCATATGGAAGTCAGTTACTAGGGTAGGAGCTACTCTACGTACAAATGTAAGCAGGTCTTCTTTTGATTTTTCTTGAATATATTTTTCTAATGCTATATCTAGAGTCTTATGGTCAAGATAACCATTAGACTGTACCACATCTTGTATTTCTTCTAATTCCATATTGCTTTTCTGCAGTCAGTGTTGCATATTTGCACTATTGCAAACTGGTTGAATCCGTGCTATACTATCTTTACTTTAAAGTTCGGAGGTAAATATATAAGCAGTAGGTAAGTACACTCTATATAGACCTACACAATCCCCGCTAGGTAGCTCTGGACAACTACTGTTATTATACTTCGTACATCTTTTTTACACAAGCACAAACAGTTGGCATTGCCAACAACAGACAACTCCAGAAGCCCCCGCTTGTGGGGTTTTTTTTTGTACTATGAAGTACCCTGGTATTTTTTTCTACTACTAGCCCACTATATTATGTGTTTCTATTTCCTAGATTTAGGGGGTGGGGGTGTATTGTCAAAGCTATTCTGGCAGATTCTGGCAAGTCCCTATGAAGTTCCCTAGTAAAAATAGTCGTTATATATCAGTGGTATATTATATATATAGATGTGCGGTCATTTTTTTGGGTGGGGTTGCGGCAATCCTTGGCAGGATTCGGGCAGATTTGGCAAAAGGATTCTTTTTAGAATAGGTCAGCACGATTGTCCTATTATCAACATGAAAACTAGGCAGATTCTCAATCATTATGTTGCATAAATGCCACGATATACCCGGTCACATATTAGGCAAGTATACCCCTATCCCATTGATTTACTTGGCAAATCTTGGCTATGTTCTCTTTATGTTCTCACTCGCAAGATTCATGGTGTCTTTATATATATAAAAAAAAATTAGAACAAAACATGAACAAAAAAATGATAAAAAAAATACAATTAATTTTCTCAATAAAAACAAGGGCTTACATGTAGGCATATCATAACCTATTGAAAACATTAATAAAATTAGTGCTTGCAATTAAATTCTGGCTGGTCTAGTGTTTATTCATCGGCAAACACCGAACGCCAAGCGCAACGGGTGGAGCCGATAGGAAGACAAGGCCGCAAGCATAGGTGCTATAACCCCAAGACCCCGCAAGGGATAGGAAAGCAAAAAGCCTAGGGCAAGCGTCCAGCGTCACCGGAAAGACTAGGCAAGCTAGCGGCCTAAAGACTAGCACAAAAAAAGGTTTGACAAGCACCCGCAATTTTGCAAAGCTAGTCGCATCAAAATTGGTTGCCAATTAGGGCGACCATAAATAGAAAGGGCTTAGCTATGGCTAGGGCAAACGGACGCAAGCGTAAGGCTATGCGTGAGAAGGCGGAACGTATCCGTCTGGAAAATGAGGCTCGCCTGTATCGTTACCACGTTGGGGTCGATACGCTAGGGCATAATGTAAACGCTCACACTCGCCTATATTCGGGCGAAAATGGGGCAAGGGCTAGGGTATGTTCTCCGACTACTTATCGGGAATCCCACATTGTCCACACTGTCAAACGGTTTACCAAAACCAAATAATCGTTTGACAATGCCAAGCTAATCAGCTAGGCTCTAAACAGGCTAGGCAATCAAGCCCAGCCATAACACAAAACGGGTGCTAAATAGTGCGCCCGTGTAGAGAAAGGCAGGTGTCTTATGTATAAGACGCATCAGCCACGCATCCAAAAATATGCGCTGGCCTCTGCTGATAATATGTCCCGTGTAATATACATGGTTAGTCTGTCTATTCAGCAACCGTGGTATGCCGTGGGCAACCAGCTAAATGATGTCGATAGTCTAGGCTTGAAGTCCCGCTATGCGTGGGGCATGAAAGCTCAAACTATCGCCCATGTTCAAAAACACAAGCACGAATTGTTTTTGGCACTTCACGAATACAAATCGGGTGAGATTGACTTGCCCGAATTGCTTGTCACCTTTGCATCTGTGTCTGGTCTAGGCATGGTCAAAGCTGGCTTTGTATTGCAATTATGTTTAGGCGAAGTTGGATGCCTAGACGTTCACAATCTGCGTATGTATAACGTCAATCCAAATATGTTCAAATTTGGCAAGGCGGCTACATATGCGACAAAGCGCAAGAAAGCTGAGTTATATATCGCCATGTGCGAGAAGCTAGGCGGCTCTCATGTGCTATGGGATAACTGGTGCCAAGCACTAGCAACAAATCCACGTTGCCGTGACCGCTTCACAAGCAAGCACCATGTGTCCCGTGTGCATTGTGAATATCTCGGAGTGTGACATATATGCAACAGATGATAGTATTCACGCACCTATTCGTGGGCGTGACGCTTGCCATTGTTTCTATAATCATGGCAATTCACAACGTCAATGGTGACATTATACAAAGTATGCTTGCCTTTGGGCTGGCACTATCGGGCATTGCAATAACAGGCATTGCTCTATGGTTCATGGAATAAACCCGCAAACACCGCCGAAAGTGCGTGACACCGCAGATAGGCTATGGGTCGGATGGTAATGTGTCTACGCTAGGGATGCCCTATATGGCGCAAAGCCTATAGCCCTAGCGTACAGGCTGGCAAACATTAACGCAAACTAAATGAGGTATATTATGCGTATCAAATCTCTTAATGATGGAACAACAGGTTTCCGCTTCGACATTGCTGGCGTGCAGGGTCTGTACCGCAAGCGTGTAGTCATTCGCCGCTTCGGTGTTACCCGTGGCGACAGCATGACTGGTTTTCACTTTGGCAAGCGTAGCCTGTATCTTGAAGGCGGCATGTATCGCCGCATGTTGCATAACTTTGCAGGTTAGTGATTGACAATCACCTAGGCATGTGTTAAAACTGCCTACACAATTTCAAAATAGGAAGGTAAAATATGTCTGATTTTAATAGCACAAGAATAGAAATTGATGGCGACCTTTTCCTGTATATCCTGCAGGACAGCCACAAAAAAGGGACTGTAAACCTTTGGCTGTCGGATAGGTCAAAAGATGAATTTATGACTGTACTACCACGAGACTGGTGCCCTGAGTGGGTCGGCGGTGATTATGAAGGCTTCACTGTGACGGGCGTGTCTGGCTATGGTCTTGCCGTATTGATTGAAAATGCGAATGAATGGGCGTACCTATTCCGCAACGCTAAAGATAGAAAGGTAGCGTAAGCATGACAAATATATATTATGTAAAAAATATATCTGAAGAATACGGCGGCTCACCCGCCTATGCCGTGGTTCACAGATACGAGGGCATTGTGTCTGTCTGGGATAGCCCGACATTTGCAGATGCCATAGCGGAAGATTTAGAAATGGACAATGCCTATGGCAGGGGTATGTAATATGGATATTACAACCAACGTAAAGCTACGTTTAGATGACCAATACACTTTCTCAATCTCGCAAGAGGTAGACAGTCGTGACCTAGTAGAGGTGGCACTATTCTGTGGCGGTCAATTTGTACCCTGCAAGTATTGGGCTACGACTTGGGTAGGCGAAGACTATGACGATGATGTTATCCGTATGCAGGACGGCATGGGAGTGCTGGATTTGCTGTGCTATGCCAAGCACTATATTTACATAGAAGCCGAAGAATTTATTTGGGAACAGGAACATGTATAAGAACCAGAGCGAAGCATTGGAACGAAACCACCGCCACAAGGCGGGGCTGGTATCCTATGCCATGTATGCCGTGACCGACCATGACATGTTCTGCCAGCATGGTATGGATGTGTACTATGGCGATGACTACGACCAGTTAATAGATGACAAGATGGTCGAGGCCATAACGACTATGGTACAGCAAGCCTATCTTGGTGACTTTCCTGAGTGGGAAGTGCGAGAACACATGCTAGACAGATGCGAAACATGGCACAACAAGGGAAAGTGGTATCTGCGTGACCCTAATGATGTATGGCGAGAATTTGCAACAGACGAAGTATCGGAGATTGAAGATGACTAAAAAATACAACGGCATTGATGCCGCAACTGTAGCCCGTCTGAAAAAGGGCGTGACAAACTTTACCCAAGAGGACGCACGTTACTACATGCGTCTGCATGGGACAGAAGCACTGATTCTGCATGACCCAACCATCAATGAGTGGGTCTGGTACAAGGAGAC